TCAGGAGGTCATCCGCAGCCGGCAAGAAGTCGTGGACGCCGCGGACGAAGAAAGGCTTGCCGGACAGAAACCGCGCAGCGATCCGAATCGCCGCCTCGGTCGAGCTTGCACGCCAGAGCGGGATGGCCGCGAAGATGAGCCGCCGCTGGTCGGTCGGTGAGAGCGCGTTCCAGACGTACGAGAGATCCCCGCCGAAGCCGAGCAGCGGGAAGACGTGACGAAGCACTGCGTCCGGGATGTTGAGCGGGTTCATCAACCCGCGCAGATCCTCGATCCGCTCGGCCATGGAATCCCAGATGTTGGTCATCCCCTGGAGGTACCGCTCCAGGAGCTTGAGCCCCTGCTCTTGATCCACCATCCGCGTGAACTGCGGGAGGAGCTTGTAGATGTCGCGGACGAAGGCAGTCTCGCCCGTCGTCGTGGTCGCCACGCTCTAGCCCTCCACCACCGTGATCAGCAAGTCCGCGGCCTCGCAGTATGGCAGCTCATCCGGGTTGAGGAACTCGTCGGCGGCCGGCTGCGTAAGGACAAGGTCCGTGATCTTGTCTGGTGCGACTTCGTCGATGGCCGAGATGATCTTGTTTCGCGGTACCTTCTCGCCGAAGTCCCAGCGCCAGGTCACCCCGTCTGCATTGACCGCGAGCGGGTTGAGGAAGGTCATCAATGCCGCTTTGACCTGGCCTTCCGTCACACCCTTCGCGTAAACCACGGCCTCGACCGTGATGTGCCGACGCGAGTAGTTCTGCGCGCTCAAGCTGTAGTTGGAAAGGATGCGCGGGTCATATCCTTTGTCCTCGTCGCCGTTGAACCAGTCCGCGAGATCCTCCAGCGTGTCCGCGGAAAGAATACCGGCGCCAGCAGCGACGACGTGAAGGCCGACCGTCTTCGGCCCAAGCTCGTTGATGATGGCGAAGGCGCGGACGACTGGCGAAGTGCCGCCGGTTCCGGTGTAGAGGAGAGCGACGGTCTCGAAGTCTTTGTCCGTGCAGGCGCGGCCCAGCGTGCGAATCTCGGCCGGGCCTTCGACCTTCAGCAGCTCGAGATCTGCCGCGGTCTTTCCGCGAGCCTGGCGCCAGCCTGTGGCCTCAATGTAGTTGGCGAGACTGTTGACGTAGGGGATGCCAGACCGGTTGATCACCACGGACCACGCGGACACGTTGCCATCCGTGTCGGCGCCGATGCGGTAGTACGCGTTGATGGTCGCGCCCACGGCCGGGATCGCGCCGTTGGTTCCGTCGCCAAAGGTGACGAGCACGAGATCGTCCGCGCCAACCTCCACGGTGAAGTGCCGGTCGAGCGAGCTGCTGTTGAGAAAGTTCTCGACCTCGGTCCATTGGTCGCCATCAACATCGACGGTGAGCGTGCTCCCGATGTATCCGGTCCGGGCCAACGTGTACTGTTGCGAAGCTTCGCCAGTACCCGTCGCGAGTGGCTCCTGGGTGACGAGCTGGCCCTGCGTAACCAGGAAGCGGAGTCCGTGTGCTTGTGTGCGCTCCAGGGTGACTTCTTCCAGCACGGGCTCGGTCGGCGTTCCAACCTCGACACAGCGCCAGCGAACCCAGAACGCCTCGACGCCGTTGACGGTCACCGGCTGCCAGTCCTGCCCGACCTGGAACGGCGCGTGCCAGGCGACGCTGTGAACGTCGGCGTCTTGGAAGTCGGAGGAGTCGTCGTCGATGACCGAGAACGGCCGCCAAGCTGCGCCGACCGTGTAGTCTGCCGGGTCCGTGGATGGTGAGGTCTGTCCGAGGAGAGTGGCCGTCTCGATGACGTTGGTCGAGGCGAGGAAGGTGCTCACGACGTCCTCGTACACGCCAGTCGGGTTGTGCATCACGCGGACAGTCGCGCCGCTGACATCGTTCTCTCCGAGGATTGAGTTCAAGTCGAAGCGCAGCGTACTCCCGAGATCCGTGACCGCATCGGGCGCGCCCTGGTCCCAGTTGCCCGCATAGAACTCCCAGACACCGAAGTAGTCTGCGCCTGGCGTGTTCACGGTCACATCCATCCCGAGCCACCAGATCGAGGGGTGCCCGAAGTAGATCGCGTCACCAGCTGCGAGACTCGCGAAGGGGGTCCACGGTGTTCCGCTCTCCGCGTCGGCCGCGAAGTTGGCCGAGAAGACCGACGCTTCTACGGCGTAGACGTATGCGAGCCAGTGCGTCGAGACCGTCACGCCAAGCGGCTCGTCGGCGATGTACTCGAAGACAACGCCAGGCTCGCCCTCCGCGGGCTCCGTGGCGACTTGCGCGTAAGGCTGGACGATGTCCGTCGCGGCGTCGAAGTGCTTGGATAGCGTAAGCATGACGAGCGTCGTCGACGGCGAAGCCGTGTCGGGCTCAACGCCGATGAGTTTGAAGTGCTGGCGCACGGACTCCAGAAGTTTCGCGGTCCCGAAGATCGCCTCGTTGGCCGCCGCGTCCGTGTTCACGCTGTTGAGGTGACCGACCAGAGCGAAAGCCTTGATAAGCTGGACCGCGACCTCGTAGTCGTTCTCACTCGTGATCTCTGGAACATTGAGCCGGACCCACGACCGCAGCTCCGCGAGGATCTCCGGGTAGAAGAAGACGGCGAACTTGAAGCTCGGCACGGTCACGGTCGCCATGCTACACCCCGGTCGCCCGCGGTCGGAGCGTGCGCGTCACGACACCCGGGTCTTGGGTCTTGAGGTTGAGGTACTCGACGACCAGCTTCAGCTCGCCGTCTGCGTCGCCCTTCTCGAAGGAGATCCCGCCGGAGTCGGCGAGCCGGGCGATGCCGCGACCTTCGAGGTACGCGAAGACGCGGTACAGGCTGTCCACGACCTTCGCCCGGAGCGCCGGGCTCTGGTTGGCGAAGACCGTGTCTTCTTCCATGTAGAGCACCTCGAAGGGGTGCTCGGAGAAGTTAGGCGAGACCGCACGCATGACGACCTCGCGGATGTAGCTGTCGCCGACCGCGATGGCAAAGCCGCCGCGTGATGTGCGCCGGACCGGCAGCGAGACCCCCTGCGGCTCTGCCATTCTAATCTCCTGGCGCGGACGGGGCCGACGCCTTCTGGACGAAGATCTCAAGGCTTGCGGGCAACGCGGGCTCCGGCTTCTCCTCGTGACTAGCCTTCAGCTCTGCAGCAGGCTCGACAGAGGCGGGCGCGTGTCCCGTCGTCCGCATCGCGTGGCGCAGACTTCGCACACGCTTGTCGTCCGCGATCTCCCTGCGCAGCTCGCGCAGGTCAGCCGCGAGCGAGTCGACTTGTCGGCGTTGCTCCTCGATGACCGTCTTGAACAAGCCATAGAAGCCGTCGAGCTTCGCGCCCTGGTCCTGGTTGACCTTGGTGTTCGCTTCGAGATGCGGAGCGACGACGGTGGCCCAGGTCGCGACCAGCGCGCCGACGAGGGCAGCAAGCCCGGTCAAGACTGCGGCCCACTGCCCTAGCTTGCTCTTGGTCTTCTCGGTCACTGCTCTACTTGCCCTTGCCCTTGTCCTCGTCCTCTTCCTTGGCCATGCCCGAACCGTCGCGCTTGCCCTTGCCGGGGCCCACGCCGCGACCATGTGGGCCGGTTCCGTCCGGCACATGACCACCAGGGCCGACCGCCTTCTCGGTCGTGCCGAAGAGGAGCGGCGACCAGAGCGCGGGCTCGAATTCGATGCAGAACCCCTCGGCCTTGGCGATCCAGTCCTCGCGGACCTCCGCGACCTTGGCGAGATCGAACTTGATGTCGCTGCCGTCGTCGCTGATCGGCACCTTGTAGAACTTGGCGACGTGCGAGTTCTTCACCACGGCGAAGCCGGCATAGAACCGATTGAGCCAGAGCGACCAGGTCTGCACGCGCGGGATGTCGTTGGTCTGGTACTTCTCGCTCATCTGCAACTTGCCGAAGACGGTGTCGGTCTTGTTGGCCGTGCGGATGTCGTCGCAGACCCGCCGGAACGCCGCCTGCACACGGTCGCAGAACTGGTCCACGCTCTCCTTGTCCTCGGTCACTGCGGACTTCGCGATCTTCTCGATGTCTCCGAATGTCACGTTCTTGTTGGCCATCTTCTTTCTTCCTCCTCCTTCAAAGGCTCGACTGTGTCGGCCTATCCTAGATCACTTCTTCGTCTTCGCCAAGTCGGAAAGGTGGACGTTCAGAGCTAGCGTATTGATGACCGCTGCAAGGTTCGAGCTGAAGGGCGGGTCCATAGACGGGATCGCCCCACCGGCATGAGTATGATTCAAAATTTCACCGAGCGCGAGTAGCAGCAAGTTCGTGAACGAGGTACCGAGAACGAGCGGCTCCGTCGCACCAGTTCCAATGGTGATGCCACCTGCGTCGTCGATCTTGACAGCCTCGCCACCGCCAGAAAGAACTTCGATGAAGGTCTGCTGAACCGAGAGCTTGGCTCCGGAGCTGTGCTCGACTTCGATCCCATCGGGCTGGAGCATGATGCGATGGCCGTCTGTAGT